ATCTACAAAAACAGGTTGACAATGCCCAGCGGTGAAGCCTCTGAACGAATCTTTCAATCCAAAGTGGAACAGATAGCAAGCATGAACGGCTGGCTGATTCATCACCCGTCACCGCATCAGGTTCGTCCGGGTGTATGGCGCTCCGATGGTAAAGGATTCCCCGATCTAGTGCTCGCCCACCGTGAACGAGGCGTCATCTTCGCAGAGTTAAAACTGGACGACACAAAACTGAGCCCTATGCAGGTTGTGTGGGCTAACGCTCTCAAGCCGCATGTTGAGCATTATGTGTGGCGACCAAATCAGTTAGAGATGATTGCAGAGCGCCTAGGCAGGGCATAGCATCCGCTGACAACCTAGAGACGCATGGCCACATTGGGAGTTGTACTCAGTTGGTGTAAAGGACGGGAACGTCAGTAGAGCAGGCTGTCATAGAACGGCTTGTACAGCGTCCAAACGTCACAAATGTCAAGGTGGGAGTCCGCTGGTAGCACACATCCAACAGCCTGAGTTAGTAACTCAAAGTGTGGGGGGTTATACCGCACCAACCCATCCCGTAACATGCAAGCAACCGCAGGCGCAGCCAAGGGCGCTAGAAAAGAAACGAAACAACATGACACGCCGCTCAACCCCAGAGTTCAACAAAGCACGAAAAGAACTATTCAGCAACGGCCCAATGACCTGCGTCATCTGCCACAAAGCGCCAGCCACAGACGCCGACCACATCATCCCCTTCGATGCAGGCGGGCCCGACACACTAGAAAACCTTCGCCCCGTATGTAAACCCTGCAACTCACGCATGGGAGCGCGCTATGTAAACGCCAAACGCACAGCACAAAACCAACGCAGATCAGAAGCCATGGCACTACCACCACTTCGAGAAGGCATCACACAAGTACCTTCAAGAGACTGCAAACAATGCGGACAAATCTTCATCCCCGACTGGCGCAACGTAGACAGAGGAGGCGGACACTACTGCGGAACTCAATGCTCAACAGCAAGCAGAACACTCCCACGCTGGAACATCACACACACATGGAACTGCAGCATCTGCGGTAAACAAACAACCGAAACCACCGAAGTCAAAGCACAACACCAACCCACTCCAGAGCCAACAAACAAACAAACCTGTGGCGACACACAATGCACCAACACCATTAACGCCATACGCATCAGAGACAACTACAGACTTCAAAACCCTGAATGCAAACCACGAGACAGCAAATACCCCGACCCAAAACCAACTAAGCCAACAGTGACAATTAAACGCGTAAACGCAGAAAATGTAAACAATTTTAAAAATGAAGAAATTAATTTGCCCCCGACCTTTTCTTCGCGTATCTCCCAAAACAGTCATGACTCGGCTCAAGACAGGTTGTTACCGCCGTTAACGGCTGGCGTTGGTTCGGACACGCCTAGGTTGGTTACGCCCACTATTGGGTACGAGTCCTATGGCCCTCTCATTGCCCAGTTTGCAGAGACTCATCTTTCTCGCAGCTTGTTTCCGTGGCAGGTGAACGTGTTGACTGGTGCTTTTGAGCATGATGCCGACAATGTGTTTACGCATTCGAGTGCTATGGCGTTTTGTGCTCGCCAGCAGGGCAAGACTTTTATGCTCAGCGCGGTGGTTGGGTTTTGCCTTCTTGAGTTGCCTCGGATTTGGGGGCGTCCTGTCAAGGTTGTTTCTACGGCTCACGAACTGTCGCTAGCCACGGAGGTCTTTGAGGACTTGCGTGATCTCTTTGAGTTGTGGGAAGAGTCGGGGCTGTGCAAAGTGACGTGGGCGTACGGCAGGCATCGCGTCAAGATGGTGGACGGGTCTGAGTATTTGGTGAAGGCTGCGACAGGAAAGAAGCACGGCATCAGTGGCGTGGATATTTTGATTGTCGATGAGTTGTGGGCTATCACGGAGGCGGCTTATTTCGGGGCGTTGAAACCTGCGCAAATTGCGGTTAAGTCGGGGTTGTCTCTGTTGGTGTCCACCGCTGGCGATGAGTCAAGCACAGTCATGAAGAAACTTAGGGAGCAGGCCATCGGGCAGATTGACAAGGGCGAGCCGGGCGAGTTGTACATGGCTGAATGGTCGGTGCCTGAGTCGGTGTCACCTGATGACGAGCGCTATTGGGGTTATGCAAACCCCAGCATGCCGAGAACCGTGACGCTGAAGTCTCTTCGAGCTGCACATGCCAGCCCTGACCGATCACAATGGCTTCGCGCTCATTGCAACATGTGGGTGAGTGCTGCTTCGTCGTGGCTTCCGCCGGGGCAGTGGGCAAAACGGTTTACAGAAAACTCCGACTGGGATGGAACGACTTCGGTGCTGGCGGTTGACTCCGCAGTGGACGACTCAAAGTATGTCGGCGTTTGGTGTCGCAAGAATACCGATGGTGACATTGTCGCCAGCGTGGAGTTTCAGACTGAGTCAATTGCTGAAATGTGGGAGCAGATCACGGCCTCGTTGGAGCGTGAGCCGAAAACGCAGCTGGCTATTACGCCGTCTCTGTTTATTCATACGCCCGAGAAGTTTCAGCGCCGAACGGTGCAGTGGGGCTATGGAGAAATCAACAAGTACACCTCCACGGTTAAGGGTCTTATTAACGAGGACAGGGTGAAGCACACTGGCGAGGTACTGTTGTCGGAGCATGTAAACAGGGCGGTACTGATTCGCGGTCAGGGTGGCGCATTGTCAATTTCCAGCCAACGGAGTCCGGGCCCTATCGAGGCGTGTCGTTGTCTCATCGTTGCAGCTGCAATGGTGTCTCGTCCGGGTAGCGGAAATAAACCGACAATGGGTTCGTCAAGATAGTTGCATTTGCAACAATCCTGTGTAAGACTCCCAAGAGATGGGTATTTTCTCACGCAAAGTTGAAACAGCCGCTTTTGCATCTGCACCTGTGCAGGCTGCTGCTGGCGCGTCCTATGTTGGCAACTTCATCGCCTATCAGACTGGGTCGGCTGAAGTCCGCGCCTTGGGCATCCCGACAGTTTCACGTTCACGGGATCTCCTCGCTGGCATCATCGGCTCGGTAGGTCTCAAGCATTACAGCAAGCAGTGGAACGGCGAGGATTATGACGAGGTGTATTTGCCTCTTGAGCCTTGGATGGAACAACCAGATCCGAAGGTTTCACGCTCGTTCTTCTTCGTAAACATTTTTAGTGATATGTATTTTTATGGGGTTGCATATGCATATGTGCAGACTCGCTATTCGACTGGGTTGCCTGCTTCGTTTACATGGCTACCAGCTGCGAACGTGTCCAGCACACAGCAAAGCGGCATTCCCCAGTTTTACGGCCCATCTGACGAGTTGGAGTTCAACGGTCAAAAGTTGGACATTAACAATGTCATCCAGTTCATTAGCCCCATTGAGGGAATCTTGAAGACTGGTCAACGCGCCATCAACACAAGCATCTATCTTGACCAAGCCGCTGACCGATACGCAGCACTTGAAACCGTGCCGGGCTACCTCCAGCAGATTGACGGCGAAGACATGTCCGGTGATGACTTGGGCAACCTTGCTTCAGCGTGGGCGCAGGCTCGTAAACAAAACGCCATTGGTGCGTTGTCTCGTCAAGTGCAGTTTAAAGAGTTCAACCATTCTCCGCAGGAAGTCATTGCTGATCAGCGCAAGTATCAGTCGCTTGAGATGGCTCGCCTTTGTAATGTCCCTGCGTACATGGTGTCTGCCCCTCAAGAGGGTGCTTCCATGACCTACCAAAACGCTCAGCAGGCACGTCAGGACTTGTACCTTTTCGGCGCTCGTATCTACATGGACTGTATTGAGCAGACCCTTTCCAGCGCCCAAGTTCTTCCCCGTAACCGCTTTGTCGAGTTTGACATTGAGGACTACGAAGGATCCGAAGACCGCTCCCCTGACGGGATGCCTAACAATGAAACGGATGACGAGTTGTGAAAATTGAGTTTGTTGCTGTGCCTGTCACCCTTGACGCTGCCGCAGGAGAGGACAGCCCCCGAACCATCACGGGTGTGGCTGTTCCTTGGGACACGCCTGCGGTGGTGTCATCGGGCGAAAAAATCTCCTTCCGTAAGGGTGCGTTTGATGTAAACGCAAAAGCACCAAAACTTCTTGAAGGTCACGACATGACGCAGCTGCGTGGTGTTGTTACTGAACTTGTTGAAGCCGAAGAAGGTCTGCTGTTTACAGCAAAGTTTGCTAATACTCGCGCAAGCGATGAGGCCATTGAATTAGTGAAGGCTGGCGCTTACGACTCTGTCAGTGTCGGCGCTATCCCAGTGAAGTTCAAATACGACAAGAACGGAACGATGGTTGTCTCCAAGGCAAACCTCGTTGAAATCTCGTTGGTCGCACAACCTGCATTTGCAGACGCGGTCATCACAGAAATCGCTGCTTCTCAACCTGAAGAGGAAGAAGTTGTCGAACCCCAACCCCTAGACATTCCTGAGGAGGAAACCATGTCTGAAGTAACCCCAACGGTTGAGGCTTCGGCTGAAATCGTCCCAACAGCACCACTTTTTGCTGGTGCAAAGCGTGAAGTCAAGTTGCCAACCGCTGCCGAATACATTGCTGCTGCAATGGCTGGTGGCGATCAGTGGCTTGACATGTCCGCAGCACTCAAGGCCGCCGCTCCAGATGTGACGACCTCTGACACTGCAGGCATCTTGCCACTTCCCATTGTTCAGCCTGTTTACAACAACTTCATTGGACGCCGTCCAGTAGTTGACGCAATCGGCGCTAAGGCAATGCCCGGCAGTGGAAAGGTTTTTATTCGCCCTGAGGTCACGACACACGTGAGTATGTCCGCACAGTCTGCTGAAAACGCAGCACTCCAGTCAGGCACATACGTTGTCACCGACAACCAAGTAACAAAGGCCACTTACGGTGGCTATGTCAACTTGAGCCTTCAGGATGAAGAGTGGACAGACCCAGCGGTCATCCAGTTAATTCTTGACGACATGGGCAGAATCTATGCCAACACCACCGACAACGTTGCTGCTGACAACCTGCTCGCAGGTCAGACACAGACACGCGTGTTGACAGACCCAACCTCACCATCTGAGTGGGTGTCTGACATTTATGCAGCTGCGTCAACAATCTTGACCAACTCGAACGGCAACCTTCCAACCCACCTTTTTCTTGCGCCGAACATGTACGCGGCTCTTGGTCAGTTGGTTGACACCGCAGGCCGTCCGTTGTTCCCAGAGATTGGCCCAATGAACGCACTGGGCACAGCAAACGCTTCAACTTTTGCTGGCATGGCTTTCGGCCTAATCACTGTCGTTGACCGCAACTTTGCAACCGATACTTGCATCGTTGGCGATCCATCAGGCTTTGAAATCTTTGAACAGCAGCGCGGCGCCTTGACTTTGGAGTCACCATCAACCTTGTCACGCGTCCTGAGTTTCTCAGGCACGTTTGCCACGCTGATGATTGACCCAACGAAGTTCGTTTCGCTCACATAATTACTCGGTAGCAAGGAAAGGGTCTGTATGTCTGTAAACACAATCATTTACGCAGCGCGTGTTGATAACTACGCAGCCGTACAGACCCTGACCCTTTCCGAAGTGCAACCCGGCGACAGCATCACAATCGCAGGCGTCACGGACACCACCTTCAACGGCACCGTCACAGTTTTCTCCATTGAGCAGTACGAACTTGTCCGTGTGGATGAGTACGGCATTTTGGAGTTCAACTATGACAACCCGAAGCCGAACCAGATCATCTATGCAGATACGGGCGACAATGTTGTTTACGACACCGCTACTGGCACCGTCACCTACACGGTCTCTCCTGCATGGACTACTTCATCGCTTGTGTTGAGTTGGTTGGGTATTGACGTGGCAACCGCTAACGACACCGCCTTCGTGGCTAAGTGTGTAAGCGCTGCTAACGCTTGGTGCTTCCGTAAACGCCGTGAGGCTGGCTACACCGACTCTGCATCCACTGTCCCCAGTGCTGATGTTGAGCTCGGTGCAACAATGTATGCAGCAACGCTTTACCGTGAACGCGGAACAAGCGGGGACGCATACGGCGCTTTTGACGGGATGGGCAACCTTGCACAACCTGTCACCCTTCACCGCATTATGCAGCTGCTGGGCTGTGGCAGGGCGCAAGTGGCGTGAGTTCTTCAGGCATCTTGTATGAGGCTGTAAACGCTTGCAAAACAGCGCTTACCTCACTCAACCTTGTGCCCATCACTGACCCTCGTAACGCTCGCCCCCTGTCGGTTCTTATTGAACTCCCCACTGTTGACTCGTTTACCTACAACGTGGGAAACATAACTCTTCGACTTCGTGTGCTTGCACCGCCTCCGGGCAACCAAGACGCAGGTGATTACCTGATGCAAATCGCAGATCAAATCATGAACTCACCAATCGCGGTCACGGATCTCCGTCCGGGCCTCGTATCCGTTGGAGGGCAAGATTTGCCTTCTTACGACTTAACCGTTGCCGTAGCCGTACGGCGCAACTAACCAAAAGGAGCCCTAATGGCTACAACAACATTCCTCTCGAATGCCACCATCAACATCACGCAGGGTGCTACCACCACTGACTTGTCTGATCAGGCAAACGCTGTCACCATCACCATCGGTCAGGACTCGCTTGAGTCCACCGCTTTCGGCGATACGGGTCACCGCTTCACTGGCGGTCTTCAATCCGTTGAAGTGTCAATGACACTGTTCCTCTCCTACGGAGCTGGTGAGGTCGAAGCAATTCTCGCATCCGCTGTGGGCACAGGCACCACCGTGTTGACCATCTCGCCATCAGGAACCACCGAAGGCCCAGCCAACCCTGAGTACGTCATCACGAACTGCATGCTCGCTGACTTCACCCCAATCAACTCAACCGTGGGCGAACTCGCCACCGTTGAAGCCACCTTCACAGGCGGCACTTGGGTTCGCGACATCGTCTGACCCGTAAACCTTCAGGAGAAACAACATGAAGATCACACTCGCAGTCGAACAGACTGACGGCCTCACCTATCAAGTGACGACCAATCTGTTTTCTATTGTGGCACTGGAGCGCAAGTTTAAGATTCGCGCTTCTGACCTTGCCTCCGGTGTCGCAATGGAGCACCTCGCTTTTCTCGCTTTCGAAGGTGCAAAGCAGAACAGCATCACGGTGCCAGCGGTCTTTGATGATTACATCAAGCGCCTCGTGTCGGTTGAAGTTGTGAGCGAGGAAGACGCAAACCCTACGCAAGAGGCAGTTACCTCCGAACCATCTGCGAGTTAGCAGTGGAGACGGGTTTCTGGCCTCAGCAAATCCCATTCGATACACAAGAGCTGCACACCATGTTGGATGTGCTGAAGAAGAGAGCAAAGGAGGCAAGCCGTGGGCGTAAATAGCGATATCAGCGTTTTAGGCATTAACGAAGCCATCCGTGCTCTTAACAAGATTGAACCGGGTCTCCGTAAAGAGTTCAATAACGAGGCTCGCGCTATTGCTGCCCCAGCAACTGACGCTGTGCGCTCCGCGTATCGTTTTGTTCCGCTGTCAGGTATGAATCGCACTTGGGCTGGCCCTGCTGTTAAGGGTCGCAAGGTTTTCCCTTGGAATCTTGACAAGGCTCGCAAAGGCGTCGACGTAGTGTTTAACACTGACCGCCGATCTACTGGCACAATCACCATTGTTCAGCGTGACACGGGTACAGCCATTTTTGAGACTGCTGGACGCAAGAACCCGAACCCGTTGGGTGATGCGCTTGGTTCGTTGTCGCCGGGTCGCACTCGCATTATCGGCCCTGTTGTTTACAGCAAAGTAAACGAGATTGCAGGCGTGATGGAGAAGTTTGCTATCGGCATTGTGCAGCGCGTAAACAGAGAGATGAAGTAATGCTTTCCATCCCAATCGTGACGTCTTTCGTGGACGATGGCATCCGTGGCGCTATCAAGGAGTTTAAGCAACTTGAAACCACAGGTCAGAAGGCGCAGTTCGCATTGAAGAAGGCTGCTGTGCCTGCAGCTGCTGCGATGGCTGGTTTAGGTGCTGCACTGTTTGATGCCACTAAGGGTGCAATGGAGGACGCTGCAGCGCAAGAGATTCTTACTAAGACGCTGAAGAACAACACTGCTGCTACTGATGCCCAAATCAGCGCTAACGAGGATTGGATCAGCACACAGGGTCGCTTGCTTGGTGTG